CAATGGCGGCTGCTTGGATGGTTCCGTTGGTGCCGATCTTTACCGGCTGGCTTTGTAGTATGTTAGCGGCGTAGCCCGTCAAAATCGAGTAGGCGGTAGGTCGAAGCGTACCGCTTGGCGAAAATGCCGGACGAAGGCCGAACGGTTGAGAAACAGTACTCATGTCCATTTACCTTTTGTTGAGTTACGTTAACCGCTCAGGAGAAGATCCCCCGTCGCGGCTGGTGGGCACGCATGTCCTGCATTCCGTCACCCTCGAGTAGCGTCGAACCGGCTCGCTCGGCGTCAGATCGCATCATTTCTGCGACTTCAGCCAATTTGTCCTCTTCGCGTAACGGGGCGTCGTGGTGAGCTTCCTGCATGAACGCCTCATAGAGGCTCAAGGGCAGCTTAAACGCGAGCATCTCGTTAACGGCAATCAAGCCAGCATATTCGCCAGTCTTGACCGAGGCATACTCCATTCCGGGAACTTCTTCAGGCTTCACCGGCTCGTAACCGAGCTGTGTACGCCGGTGAATTGGATCACGCGGGTTGGTCGTAGTAAGCCAGCACAGATGATACCCCGGTATCTCGGGCAAATCAGGTAGTGCGTCGTTAAACAGTTGGTTTCGGAACATCTCCAGTCGGTCGTCCTCGCTTGTCTCACGGCGTTCGGTAACCTCGCGGGTCTCCGTGCGTCTCGTGTCGCGGCGTCCAACAACGTCGAATTCCGGTGCTTTCTTAAGGCGGCTATCTTCTGTATTATCTGTCATGTGTCTCACTCCTAGTTAGCGAGCCGGACCAGCATCATACGATTGATACGCTTTAAGATAGCGTTGGCGAAGAGTGGCGTCTTCCCACACTCCAGCATCAATCATAGCCTGTTTCCGCTCTGGTGTCACGTATATTTCGCGTTTTGTGCTTACGGGTGCGTGTTCCCGTGTATTTCCTGTTGGCGGGCCGCGCCTTTTTGGCTTCGGTGCTGGGCTTTCCTCGCCCAGCGCGTCCGCCACTCGGGCCGTTAATTCTTCCCAATACTCGCGCGTGGCGGGGTTGTAGCCCTCCTGCACGATCTCGTTGTCAATGGCCTTGGTCAGTGCGCTGTCACGGTCACGGCCCGACGGGTCGTACCATGAGTTGGCGGACATCCACTCCTTGGCGTAGTTGACGACGGCTGGGTTGACCTGCGGCGTCGTGCTTTGCTTGCGTGCCTCCTCAAACTGGTAACGCGCCTGCTGCAGTTGGTTTGTCTCAGCCATCGCCTGATCGCGGATACGCATTGCCGCTACGACATCCTCGCCATTGCCAGCCTCAGTCGCCTTGGCGATGAAGTGCTCTGCCTGTTGGACGTCGCGCTGCGCCTTTGCCAAACGCTCGTCGAGCGTCTGAGCATTGCTGTTCAGTGCGTGTCCCTCAACGGACGACAGACGGCGAAGCATTTCCGCATTCTGCTGCTCGAGGTATTGGATCTTCTGCTCTGCAGTTTCCTTTGCGCGACGGTGAATGTCTCGGCGGCGCATATTGCGGCGCTTGTTCTTGCCGGTGCGTACCTCTTCCTCCGTGTCCTCGTCGCTCTCGGCCAGACGAGCGTCTTCCTCGTCATCGTCGTCATCGGATGCGTCGGTCTCTAGCTTGCTATCCTCGTCCTCCTCGGGCGCGGTCTCAATGGGGATCAACTCATCGTCTTCTTTAAGTGTATTGTCAGTCATAAACCGGCTCCCTTTCTCGTAGCCTTATCAATCATATGAAGGCTTTGATGATCAGCGGATCGCCGGTCACCTTGCCCACAAGATCGAGGTCGTTAAAAATTACCAGTAGCGCTTCATCTTCGCCATCGGTCGTCTTGACGGTCCAGCGGTCGCCGCCGTACTTTGGCACGCGCACGAATTCGCCCGGCTTGCACCAGCTTCCTTCAGGCCACGGGTCCATTGTCGTACGGTTCTTGAACGCAAGTTCACCCACCGAGATCACCTTCGCAATCTGGGTGTTCCACGCGTCCGTCTCGCGTGTCTCCGAGGTCAGGATAATCCCGCCCTTGGTCTTCTGCTTTGGCGTGCGTATCTGTACCAGTACGCGGCTGCCAAACGGGTGTATGCCCGGTTCACAAGGCGGGAAGGCCTCGTCCAAGCTGGCATAACCAAATTCTACTTTATTCGCTAATTCTTGCATGTGCGCTCCTTTAGATAAACCTGTCTTTCGTCTCCCTCTCGGCGACCATATCGATGAGAGTTCGCTTCGCATGCTCAAGCCCCGCGTACATGCCGACTGCCCGACCGTAGTCGAATGGCTCTCGGCCCGAGGGGTGCTCCAGCGCTTCCCGTGCAAGCCGTGCCTGCTCGGTCTCCAAGCGCTGGAGAAGCATTTCTATCTTCATGCTGGTGTCTTTTTACTGCCAGTTACCGAAACCTTCGGGTCCATGCCCATCTTCATGAGCTTGTGCATGTTGGTGTTGTCGGCGGTAAAACTGCCAGCGGCCTTGCCCTTGCTCAGTGCTACGTCTTTCTTCATGTCGCTTCCTTCCTATGGTTGCGGGTTTATCCCAGTGCCGGTTGACACTGCGAAGCGTTCGCCGCTCTGGATCTCGGCCTGAGCCAATGCCATCGCGGTCTGATTGTCTTGGCTGTTCATGGCCATGCGGGCCTGAAGCTCGGCGGCCGTGCGCTGGTCTTCGGACTGCTGCTTCTGCTGCTCGATGGCGACCTTGGCCTGCAGCTCGGCGGCATCCATCTGAGCGTCCTGCTGCATCTTCTGCCCGTCCATCTGCAGTTTCTGCGCATCCATCTGCATGCGCTGCGCCTCCGTTTGCGCATCCATTTGTGCGCGCTGTGCGTCCGCCTGCTGATCGGCCTGCAGCTTCTGCTGGTCGAGCTGCAGCTTCTGGCCTTCCAGTGCCAGACGCGGATCCTGTATCGGCTGCTGCTGGAACTGCTGCATCACCTGCTGCGCCTGTTGGATGATCTGCGGTATCTGCGCAAACACCTGACTGCCCTCGGACAGTGCCGCCGTCGAGGCCTCGGCCAGCATGCGGTCGAGTGCCTTGCGACCCTCGGTGTCCTTCGGCTCCATGTTGCGCATCACGTCGCCCAGATCCTCGCCGTCCAGTGCATCGGTCGACACGTCGAATACGCTACTAGCGTACCAAAGCGCGATGTGCTCCTTGATGTGGTTCAGGATGGCGGGGATGTACACCGGCGCGAAGACTGGGTTCATGCCGAAGGTCGGCGACATCATGTACGCCAAGTGCGTCTGCAAGTGGGCCAGATGGTCTTGGTTCGGGAAGGCTGTCACCGGCCGACCGAGTGATGCCGCGACGTTCTCGTTCACTGCGTTCTGCTCGCTTGGCTCGACGGCTGGGTTGAGCAGCTCCTTGGCGTTCGGCACCTTCAGCGTCTCAAGGATCCGCTCCTCGACCTTGCGCATGTTGTACATGCCGGGGAGGGCGGCCGCGCGTTGTGCCACTGCCTGCACCTGCGCGTAGCGCTGCGCCTCGCTGAAGATGTTCGGGTCGCTGACCGGCACGACGTCGAGCACGCCATCGAAGTCATCGCGCCGTGCCAGCTCGTCGCCCGCATCCCGCTCAAGCTTCTCGTCGTCGAGGTTGAAGCCGTTGAGACGGTCGAGGATGCGCAGCATGCGGCCCATTGCGTCGTGCAGACGGCTGTGGATCGCGGAGTAGACGACTGCGCCCTGCTCCAGTTTGGCCAGTGTCGTGCCGACTGGTGCGTTCGGGTTGTTGTCGGCGATGTCCTCCATAGACGTACGCACGACGCCCTTCGCCGCGTCGACCAAGAAGCCGAGCAGGCTGAAGAGCACAGGCGATGGTGGGTTGTACGGCAGTGGCATGGCCAGCTTGCGCACGTCGTCCACGTTCAGGCCGCCCTCGATCTCCTCGATCTGACCCGGCTGCAGCGACAGGCTCTGTCCACCGGCCGTGCCGCCCTTGAGGCGGAGCATGGTCTGGCTGTTGCTGATGTGCGCGCTGTCAAGCAGTGCACGCAGTGCGCCAGTGGCCGCGCCGCTCAGGCCGCCGATCATATGCGGCAGGCCGATTGGGTACGCGCCGCGCCACGGGATGAACGGGAACTCGACGAACCAGTACATCTCGTCGCGCGCTTCGTCTTCCTCGTCCCAGTTGCGATAGACTGAGAGCACCTTGCCAGTCGTCTTGTCGACGCTGACGATGTACGGCGCGTTGCCCTCGCCCTCCTCGACTTCCATCGTGACGTAGCACTCGTAGATTATGCGCAGTCCGTCCTCGTTGTAGCTGGTGGCGTCGCGCCCCTCGATCTTGTCGTTCGCCTGACCTGCCACTGACTGCTCGGGCTCCATGCCCGACGGTGCCAGATCCACGTCGCGGTACATGCCGTCACGTACGCGGTTCTCGTAGTCCAAACTGGTAATATATTGCACGTGGGTCTTGCGCTGCGCAGTGTAGAAGTTCGTCGCCGCGTAGGGCAGGAGCATGTCGTCAATGGGCACGAACAGGAACGTCGGCCGGTTGCGCGGCGTGTCCCAGCCGAGCTTCAGGTACTGCGCGCCGCCAAGCGGTAGCTGCGTCATGAGCTGCTCGAGCTCGGCGCGTACCTCTGGGCACTGCACCGTCATCTGCCAGTTGAGCAGGCTCGTCTTGCGCTTCGCCTTGTCGACCTTGTCTGCCGACATCGGACCGCTGATGGCGTCCTTGGCTGGGCCGCCTGACGGGAAGATCTCCTTCATGGCGCGCGCCGCGAAGTCGACGCATGCCTCAGTCATGACGGGGTGCACGACCTTCGACGCGCCCTCGAACTGCGCCCCGCCGGGGGCGTCATCGCCCAGCCCAGTGCGGCGCAGACCGTCCTCGTACTGCTCGTCGCGCTTCTTGCGCGCGTCCTTGTCCTTGCTGATCAGGTCGAGGAGCTGCGTCGACAGGCTGCTCATCTCGCCCTCGGGCATGTCCTCGGCGAGGTTGGCGTAGAACTCGTTCTCGGCCTTCGGTGGCGCGTCGTCGTCCATGCGCACTATCGCGCCGCCGTCCTCGGTGTCCTCGACCTCGTCGTCGTCAACGTCGGGCAGATCCACGTACTCGCCTTCTGGCATTTCGTCTTCGTCCATTGTATCGTCCTTCATTGGCTGTACGGATTTCTGTACACCTTCGGCGGCGGTCTGTCACCCTCGACGCGCTTCGGTGGCTTGGTCAGGCGCAGTAGGCCCTTGTCCATGAGGACGCGGATCGCCTGCGTGGTCTGGTCGACGTGGTCGTCGTGCTTGATGCTGCGCTCGCCGGTGAAGCTGCATAGCTGGTGTATGACTGGCTCGCACCATGATCGCGGCTTGCCGGGCTTCTTGTCGCTCTCGGGCATCCAGACGCGTCGCTGCGCGAAGACGGGCGATGCTATGTGCAGTCGACTGAGCTTGTCGGCACGGCCGGGGTTGTATGCGAAGGCCTGTATGCCCTGACGGTCGAGCATCTGGCGCAGGGATATGCCGCTGCCCTTGTCCTCGATCAGGAGCAGGTCGGGCTTGCGGCCGGACGACATAGGCTTGGCGCTGCCGAACATGGGTCGGATCATGGCCACGTCCTCGTCGTCGCCGTAGCGGACCTCGAGCTCCTTCTTGACGCGCTTCATGAGGTCGGGCAGGCCGAGGTGGTCCTCCCAGCAGTCAAGCAGAATGATGTGGCTCATCTCCTTGTGCGTGAACAGGCCCCACACGCCGCACGCCGTCGGGTCGGGGTCGCCCTTACGGTCGAGGCTCTTCTCCGTGTAGGCCGTGTCGAGTGACATGATGATGAATTCGAGCTTAGGCAGCGCCTTGTCTGCAGGCCACAGGTTGATCCAACTGCGCTGGATGATGCCGCTCTCTTCTGGATCGATCAGCTCGCCGTACAGTTCCTGACGGCCGAGCGTCGTGCCCTCGTACTGCGCGAGGTTGTCGAAGAAGGTGTCCGGCAGGTTTGCCCTATTGTCGTACGTCGAGCCGCGAATGATGATGCGGCTGTCCTTCGGCGTCGTCAGCGTGCGTATCAGTTCCTTGGGCTTGGGCGTCGTGGTCCACAGCACCTGCGGCCGAGGGCCGAGGCGCATGCCCATCATCAGCATGTCCCACGTCTCCTCGTCGTACTGCCACGCGGCCAGCTCGTCGCACCATGCGCGACAGTGCTGCGGACCGCGAAGCCGCTCGGGCTTCTCGGCAGTGAAGCCGCGTATCGTGCACACCTTACCGGCCGCGTTGTACATCTTGATGACGTTGTCTGACTTGTTGTAATCTGCAAGTAGGGCAGGCGGCAGTACGTTGAGGATGCCCGCAGGCCCCTCGAAGCAGGTGAACTTGACGTCCTGATAGGTAGGCGCGATGACGCAGCTATCGAAGCCGCTCTCGTCCTCGAAGACGGCGCGTGCCAACCATTCGGCTCCCACTCTGGTCTTGCCGAACCCTCGGCCTGCCAGCACGCCCAGCTCGGTCCAGTCCGTGCGCGGCACGAACTGATTGGCGCGCGCGGTCTTGCGCCAGCGTTGCTGCCAGTCAAGGTGCACGCGCTGCATGGGCGTGAGGCCCTCCACGGTCACGCGATTGAACAGGTCAACGATGTCGTGCTGCGGGGCCATCAGGCTTCCGCGTCAGTCTCGTCAGCGCCCGGCTGCTGCGCCAC